CAGCTTCTGACTTAGACTGGAAAGTTACACTTTTGCATAAATTACTGTCATGGTTGAATCTTGAATTTGAATCTGTATTGGTCAACAAAAACATTAACGAGACAGTTTTCTTAGAACAACATATGGTTATGCCTAGTCTAATCATGTTGCTTAATGATCAAAAATTTGCTCAAGCATCAGAGATGGTAAGATACATTTTTATAAATTCGACAGGTATCAGTGGAGGTTGCAAAAACTTATATGACAAAATTTCATGGTACAAACCCAGATCTTTTCCAGCAAAGTTGTACTTGTTGCGTATGATTAAAATGAGTAGTTTGGTACAATGGGTTAAAGCTTTGAATCAAAAATCAGAATTGCTTTGTGATTACACCTCTTCTGCTCTCACTGATTCTGGAAAACTTAGCTTCCATTTTAAACATTGGAAAATAGCATTCCCACACGAAACTGTGTTTATCGCTTCAGATCAAAAGACTTACAACAATTTTTATGTTTGCAAAGCATTTACAGTGATGAGACATAATCGCATTATGAATGAAGCTCAAGTAATTCTGAAACAGTTAGAAAGTCGTGAATCTTTTAATCATGTATACTCTATGAAATACGAACATGAATCTCGATGTTTGCCTGTGTTTTCTAATAAGCATGAGTTGATTGCATTTTGTAAATTTAAAACATATGATGATCCTACACAAGAATTTTCCCCAGATCCAATTGTTGTTCTTTTAGGATCATTAGCCGCCATTATTCAAACTCATCCAAACTTTTGTAATCTAGGTCAGTTGGTTTCAAAAATTTTCCCAATTTCAGATGTTATAAGATCTGTACATGTGACTGAAGTTATGAACAATCATGGATCTGTGTCATCTGTTGGCGAAAATGGTCTGGCATTGACAGGTATTGAAAAAACTCAGTTGAAAAGGAAAGGTGAGATTAAACAGTTTAGGAATCAAAATGACCGATGTTATCACACAATCTTGGTTGATGTTGTCTCTTGCATGTTGAAATGGGATCCAAAACGTTGCGTACTAGATTGGAAATCAGCAAAAGTTGAGATAGCTCCTCCTAAAAAAGAATTGTCTCATGAACAACTTTCAGTTCTTAAAACTGCTCCTACTGTGATATATCCCTATGTGCATCGACATTTGGCTGAAAGTACTCAATTTGTATCTAAGATGACTCATAAGGATCAAATCGGAGTACGTGAGATTGCAACTTTAAATGCTGCTTCCAGAATTTGTTGTTATTATGTAGAAGAAGTGAGTAGAACCATTCGAGACATTGAACACACTTTTGGCAACAAAGTGAACATGATTGAAAGGAAAGATAAAGAACAGTATGTTCGATCATTGTTCAATACATCTAGAGCTCAACATTCAGAAGGTGCTACTGTTGTATATGATTCAGCAGACTGTAGCAAATGGGGTCCATCCATGATGCCTTTTATACTGTACTTAGTGCAAGGAATCAGAATTGGTGACGAGTATCTCAGGCAAACTTCACTCAATATTATGAAACTATTCTCACATAAAGTATTCAAGATTCCAGATGCTTATTTTATGAACATTAAAGATCTAGATTTAAACAAGGATGAAACAAACGCTGTATTGAGTGCTGCGAAAAAGTTGTCAACAATGTCTGAAGATATTGGTCATTTAGACAAGCAGATAATTTGTCTTCCAGAATCTATGCATCAGGGAATTCTTGGATCAACATCGTCTATTTTAGCTGCAGATTGTCAACATTTGTCAAGATTTGTTGCAGAAAAGGCTAATAAATCTTTAAAACTTAAAATTCATTCAGTTGTTACTTCTGATGATTATTCTAGAATATTGATGTTCAGAAATTTGAAAGAAGATGAAAGTAGTTTGCATCAGGTTATTAAAAAATGTTTGAGCATTCATATGATTGTTAGCAAAGGCTGTGGAATTAAAAGAAATATGGACAAATCATCACATTCTTCAGTGGTCTTAGAGTTTAATAGTGTGTTTTACACTCCTTCATCTGAGAATAGGCCTGACATTAAATCTAGACTCTCTTATGTTGATTTATCTGAATCTTATGACCCTTATCCATCAGCATTACATTGCATGATTAAAGGCGCAGAATTTTTGCGGAACGAGAGTTCATTGCTAGGAGCGACTTGGGTACAATTGCTCAACACTCATTTGGCAATGATGCAACATCAAAATCTTCCACTTTATTCAATTGTTGGAGATGGAATATTTCAAACACCTCTAGAGCTTGGTGGTTACTGTAAAATTGACCCATTGTTGGCAGTTATGTATTCCAAATTTTTACCAGTTACATTCAACTATTCTCCCTCTGAAGAATTGGATATTCCTTCTGCTGTGCGCATTATGATGGAGATGAAGCCAAATGAGGTTGAAGACATTGCTTTAGATCCAGAAGATGCCATGAGATCTCGTGTTCCACGAATGTCTAGAAGTGGTATGATTCATTTGTGTAGACGAGACAAACGTACAGCAAGGAAAGTACGAGAATTTTTGGATTGTTTAGACGATTCTGATTGGTCAGTATTACAGTTTCCAGGTCAACAATATTCATTTTTGCCAGCTTTATTGAGTTGCATGCAGAGAGAAGAGAGCACTGCTTCAGAGGAATCCAATGGTGTAAGATTTGCAGTTCCAGCTACTCCTAGATGGATGCCATTGTACAGAGTCAATTCACCATTGTTAACTAAGATTTTCCATGGCGAAACATTGGTTAGTCGTGATCAACTACATCAGGCAGCTATAGAATTTCTCAACAATCGCCGTCTGGGAAAGATTAAGGATGCAGATTGGTTTAAAGAATTACCAGATATAAATATTCCTTTCTTTTATAAAGAGATGACAGAAGATGTAGAGCGTCATATTCGAGGTCTTAAGTCTCTGACCATTCGAGCTCTGGATCCTGTTAACAAAAGAACTCATAAATATCCACTTAGAATGACATTAGTACCATCTCTTTGGAGTGAATCAGATATTCGTTATTTTGCTGAGGAGTATAAACCAACAGTTCTTGGTGGCCATCAACAAAATATTAAGCCTAGATTATATTTTGAAAGTTTAATGATGTATCGGGCAAAAATCAAAGATCTCACTGAGCGTAAACAGTATTTGAACTTGGTCTTGACTGAGTCTGATGTTCAAAACACTTCTCTGTTGGAGAAAATCCTTATAGGCTGTTTTATATCCGGATGTAGAATGGTATATGATCGAGGACTATTTGGGAAAATTACGCAACGAGTTGAAGACAGACTGTGGCCGACTCTCAAAGTATTTTCATCTAATGAATGGAAGTCTGTTTGGTCTACTCAAGGAAAAATGACTTGGGATGTATTGGACGAAAGAGTATCTCCTATGATGAAA